TATGTCAAGCCGTCTGTGCCGACGCGAACATCTGTTTGTGTGCCGCTGTTGTCCCCACAGAAAATCATCTGACTGCCTTCACCGATTCGGGTGACAAGCGCTTGCACTTCGGGGACGAAAAGCGACTGCGCCTCGTCGACGATGATGATGGCTCTTTCCCAAGAGCGCCCACGAATAGTTTCGAGTGAGCAAATCTCAATCGTCTTTTGTTTCAGATGAATCTCAGTGGTGGCTTTGCCGAGATAGTCTTCGAAGTAGTCGATCATCTGCTGATAGTACGGCATCAGCTTTTCGTCTAGCGTACCCGGCAGGAAGCCAATAGAACGTCCTGCAAGCGGCTGATACGCCCTGATCAATATCACCTTCTTTACGTCGCCGTAATGAAGCTTGCGTGCTGCGTGCCAACACGCCATGATGGTTTTGCCTGTACCGGCGCTGCCTGTTGCAGCTACAAGCGTGCTACGCCTTAGTTCTTCGAGAAGTATTTTTTGTTTCTCGTTACGTGGGGTAAGTGTTGCAAAATCATCACGAACAAACTTTTCTTTTTTGACACGTTCGGTGACGGTCTTTTCTGCACGCTTCAATTAAATTTCCTCATAAAAAAGCCGCTGAAGGTTTCCCAACAGCGGCTCTGTTATATCACTCTAATATTACCGGATCGGACAGGCTCCGTTGGCACATTCGCTATCGTCAAGGCCGATGTTAGCCTCTTCGACGCGAGTAATCAATCGCGTAGAAGCAACAAGTTCGTCGTATTGCTCTTGCGTGATTTCCTCAAGCGGTGCCTGCTTGAAACCATGCTCGCTGTGCAGCAGGAACGACAGGCTCTTATGAGAATTCTTGTAATACTTCTTCAGGTATTTGCGAATCTCAGGCAACTCTTCCTTGCGATAATAGACGGTGCAGCTAACGCTATTGTCGCTCCAGTTTTCTTGCAGCCACTTGATCGTCTCCAACTGATCGATGGCAGTCATGTCCTTAGCCAACACCGCATTGTCGGGGTGACGGAACGGGAACGACACCACCACGGTGCTGTGGTCTTCGCTGCCGTCAAAGTTCTGCTGATACTCGACGTGATAGCCGTGGTCGCGGCAGACTTGCACCAGAGGGTGATTGCTGCTAATGCGGATACGACGAATCATGTGGCGAGCATAGGCAGGGTGGCATCCGGGAGTGACACCGGGCAGCAGCGACAGCGTGCCAGAGGGCTTCACAGTCGTCAGCTTCACCGACTCAGGGAACCCGTTAGCCTCGCTGTATTGCTTGTCAAAGGCACGCAGTTCGTCATAGGCGCGACGCAGCCATCCCTTCTGTTCGTCGGTGCATTGCAGCACGCCAGTGACACCGATGCCCATCCGCATGTTGGCATGCACAATGTCTTCCGTTGCCTTCAGGTGGCACGGCAGAGCAAGCGAATGCTTGTTGATGCGATAGAGCAGCTTCGCTACGTCAACAAACTCTTCGTACGAAGTGATGTTGGGCAGGAAGATTTCGGCAAGACAGCACGTTTCCTTGTCAGCAAGACTCTGTTCGGCACAGGGGTTGTAGCCCTGCACCTTCGGATCGGGGTAGCGGGTGTCACCGAGCAGACCAATCTTGCGCGACAGCTTCAGATTGATCAAACCATATGGCTCGCCCTTGCCTTCATAGCCGTCCCAGAAAAACTCGTGAAGGTCGGTCACGTCGTTGCAGACCACGCTGTTGTTCGACATAGCACGCCACGAAGGAATGTTGCCCATGTCCCAACGCTTAGCCAACAGATATTCGACATCGTCAGGATCACCGATGGCAATCTGTGCCGAGCGGCGAACATTACCGGCAACCACAACAGCGCCAATAATATTCATCATGTCGAGTGCGTCAACGGGACGAATCTTCTTGCCGACACGCTTCTCCAACACCTTGCCGATCTCGTTGATGCCCCACACCAGATCTTCAGGCCCACTGGCAGTGCCGCCAAAGCCCTTGATAGGAGCGCCCTTAGAGCGAATTAGCTGCGTGGAGTAGGTGAAGGTCTGCTTACCGCTCTTGTGGGCAAGGAAGGCGGCTTTGAGGGTCTTGCCGAGCAGGGCAACCCAACCTTCGCGGCTGTCGGGGACGATGAAATCAGCATCAGCCGTATCAACACGGGTGGGCGTCTTAAAGTCTTCGTTGACCGGGGGCAGCTTGTCCACATTCTCGCGCTGAATGTTGTAGCCAACGCCGCTTCCGAGCATCAACAGATCCATAGCCCACGTGAACGGCTCTACGGGCTTGTCAACGACGGTGAAGGCGCAGTTTTGCAGCGACGACAGACCGAGTCGACCAACAGTGTCAGTGCCGAGTTGCCATAGGAAGCGACCTGCTACGGTGCCTTTGAGTTGCAGCATGTAGCGACGCAGACGGGCTTGTTCGTCCTCGTTGAAGTTGCAACCGAGTTGATTATTCGAAGCGTTGATGACACGATTGATGGTGTCTTCAAACTCTTCTGTGGGGGAGCCGACGTCGTGTTCGTTCAGACGACGCGAGTATGTGCGCTTGTAAGTGATGTAGCCAATGGTTGACCAAGGGGTGTTGATATTTTCCATATTTTCCTTTGTTAGAGACAACAACGCCGACGCATTGGTCGGCGCTGAGGGGATGCTGTTATATCAAAAATCAAGACTCGTTTTCGGTATCAACAAGCTCAACGGGTAGATTGTTTGGATTACCTTTATAGTCTACAAAGTTCTTAATATCATACCCATAGACACCACTAAGGAAGTCTAAGAAGTAAGTAACTACTTCGCTCCATTGTTCTGCATCATCAACACGAAACGTCGCATTGAACGAACGATCTTCTTCATCGTACGAAAATCTATATGTTGCATGACTGTCGTCATCAACCCAAAGCTTATTCATTGATCATCTCCAGTTTCATTTCGATAGCTCAACAGCGGCTTCCATCACATTGGGGAAGTGTTTCCAAAGCTCTTCAGCACACAGCAGTGCTACGTCGCGATGTTCTTTCTGTGTCTCAACGCCGGTGCGAATGTCCACGTAATGCAGCCAACTACGCAGCGTACCATTCATGTACATCTTACTCGTCGTCAAGCCCTCTGGCAACACCTTGCGAGCAACTTCTTTGGCAATGCCGTTGTTGAGTGCGTTCTCGTAAGCAGTCTTCGCCGCCTTGATCACAGCGTGTTGTTGTTCTTCCCAGAATTGCAGCAGTTCGCGATCCTCAACAGGCAAGCTGTTCTGACGGTTCTTCTCGTCTTGTAGCCGAGCATCTGAGAATTCATAGCCGTCAGCAACAGCATAGCGCTGACTGAATTCTTGGAAGCTGAAGCTGCGATGACGCAAGATCTGTCGGGCAATGTCGCGAGTGCATTCGATTTCCATACAAACATTCACCATTTCGAAAGGCGACCAGTGCTTATGCTTGATCAGATATTTGATAAGCGGCACATACTTTTCGTTGGCTTGATTTGCGGGATTGGACACTCGCGCCATATACGCGATCATCCGCTCTGCGTCAGGCGTTGTCCAAACTGTTGTTACTTTCATTGGGTTCCTTAACTTGAAGTTTCCTACCCTCTTCGATGCCGCGCTTAAGACCCTCAATGATTGCCCAACGCATCAGCGATTGACGCTCTTCATCAGTCATTTCAAAAGTATAGTCTGCACTACCATCTTCATTCTCACGAATCAATTTAACTTCCATTATTGTTCCCCTTCGTCATCAAACTCAAATTCAATTTGATCGAACTCGTCATCGTTCTCATTATCAATCGTTGTGAACAGTTCATTAACAAACTCTTGATATTCTTTGGGGGCGCTGAAATATTCAATTACGCCGAGTAGGGCAGGAAAGATTTTTGCATTAAATTCCCTGTCCTGCGGATGCAACTGCCACTTAGATTCGCGAGCACAAGTGTAGACACTTTTTTTCAAATGTTCAAGAAGCAGTTTATCCAAAGTTTCTTCGTCAAGATTTACTGATGGCATTTTTACGTTCCTTTCTTTCGGTGTCAGTCTTTGTCTTATGGCATTGCTTACACAACACCTGAAGACCCTCTGCCTCTACAAACATGCGATCAACATAGTCGTCCCACGTTGTGAAGCCTTTCATTGTATCCACTACAGGATCGATGTGATCAACAACCACGTCGGCAGCAGGGAAATTTGCCTTACATTCGTTGCATTTGTAATGCTGAGCAAGCTTTCCTGTCTTCGCATTCACAGTTTTGCCAACCAATGCTGCCTTCAACACTGACCATTTAACAGGCCACCGTCGAGAAGCAGCACGTAGTGCGCTGATAACAAAGCTGCGAAAGCGTGCCTCTGTCCATTGTCCTCCGTTACGCGACTTAGAAGGGCGGCTCGTCATTCAAAGTAGTTTCAAGAATAAACATCAAGCTGCACATGGCGTGTGCAAGATGATGTAATCCCGATTCGGGATCTCGCATTTCTCCGCGACGATACGCCCAAATGTGGCGCTGTGCTGCGTCGAAGTAGCGATTCGTCAGATCGTCAACATGTTTCCAGTTGTCGACGCTGTATTTATTTGCACCATACGTCAACACCTTCACCATCTCTTCGAGAGAATCCGGCTTCAGCAATCCGTAGCGGGGCTTTCCGTTGTCGTATTTGCGACCTTCTTCCGGCGCGTCTGACGTGATGCCTTTTTCTTTGAAGTAGTCATTAAGCGTTTTTGCGGTGGAAGCCACAGTTCATTTTCCTTTCTTCGTAGATAGAGAAGCTGTGCGTTTTCGATAACGCGAGCTTCATTGTCGAATGCTTTGACACAGGCGTCAAACATCTCTTGCTCAGTGTTGCAGTCTTGCAACAAGGCTTCGGCACGCTTTGGGCCTATGCCATAAACACCGAGTACATTGTCTGCTGCGTCGCCCATCAATATCTGCATGTACAGAAACCGCATTCCATCTTCTGGCGTGACAAAGAAATGTTCACGCTTGACGAAGTTGTAATGATGTCCCGGCACCTGTCGAAAGTCTTTGTCGACGCTGATCATGACGCACTTGTCACCAAGCTTTGTTGCTTCAATGGCAATGGCATCGTCAGCTTCTTGACCTTCAGCAATGACAGCGCTCCACTTCGCGACCAGATGATCGCGCACAGCAGGAAGATGCTCTGGCTTAGGCGTAGTACGATTTCCTTTGTAGGGAACAGTGATTGATATGTCCTTACGAAAGTTGTTACTGCCTGTCAGATACAGTTGCCACTTGTCGTAATACCGATCATCGATATCACAATAGAGTAAAGCGTCAGTGACGATGCTGTCCACGGTGAACAGCGCAGCACTGACGCTTTCTTCTTTACAAGCAGCCGCTGCTCTGAATGCCATTACGTCGGCGTCGAGCAGCGCTTTCATTACAACACTTCGTCGTCGTCCAAGTTGGCGTTATTGCCGCCACCGTATTCAATCAACTCAGTGATGACAAGCTTGCGAAGGGACGGAGACACGCCCTTCTTGTTCTTGTACTTCCACTCGTAAGGATTGATGACAGCCTTTGCCTTGCTGCCATTGCCCACCTTCACGCCGACGATCTCGTCACCGTCAGCATCGAATGCCTTGATGGGGTTTGCCGACTTGCAGGTGATGAATCGACCCTGCCCTTCCTTCTCTGCCACGGCAATGCCGAGTTCTTCCAACGCCAGTACAGCAGCGTCAGAGAGGTTGCACAGGTTCACCTGATACTTACCCGACATCTCATTGACTTTGTCGAGTTGTGCCCACATTACGTCGGCCTTGAGCTTTACAGTTTGCGTTTCCGCCATGATGATTTCCTTTCAGAGTTGCCGCACAATTGACCACGGTGCAGCTTCGTGGTGAAGGACACATTATAGATATGTCACTTCGGTTTGGTCAACACCTTCATTCTCGGTGTTGTTTATTAGCAACTTCTTTGCTGCGTCTACGTAGTAGCTGTAGTCAATGTCGTTACTAAAATCTTCCATATTGTTGCAGGTCTTCAACAGATAGTCTGTATCGATGCCGATCCGTCGAGCGTCACCGTCCGGTGTCAGCGCAGGCATTATCTTGATGAGCTTGCCCCCGTTGATGCTTGCGTAGTAGCGACAGATGTTCTGCTGCTGTACTTCGCTGCCATCTTCCTGCACCACCACAAGGCGACTGCTGCGAGGCACCTTCGTTCGCATCATGAAGTCATGAGTGCGATGGGCATTGGCACGAATGTAATATTCGATATCGGTGCCATCAAGCATATGGGCTTCGGCAGCTTTGGGGATGATGAGTCCGCCCTGATCCTGATGCCATCCGAGTCCTTCATACTGATACGCGCCTTTGCGTTTCGTCTTACCGTTGGTGTAGACAGCGATGTAGTTGTTAACGTCGCGAATAAACATCTTCGAATACTCGGCAAACTCCAACTCAAGCCCAACGTTCTCCTGCCATTGCTTGCACGCAGTGTCGTACCACCGACGATACTTCTTCGGGAACTTCACCGTGATGCCGTCGGTGTTGACCTGAATAATCTGCATGCCACGAATCTTGAGCAACTGCTCAGCGAGATAGCACAGGCTAAGCTGACCGTTGATGGTGATGCTCATCGTGTACTGCGGGTCGTAGAATGGGCTGTATTGGTTGTTGCTGTCGCCATACACACCGTTCAGAGCAAGCTTCAACATAGCATTCTCAGCCGTGCCTTTAGCGTAGCTCTTGCGCTGATTGTAGACGTCCTCGTAGATATCACAGAACTTCTCGGACAGATGCTTCGGGTAGACGCGATTGGCAATAGCAATGTTCGGATACATCGATGAGACGTCAGCATCAACGATGATGTTGTCGTCGTCAGCTTCGACGATGGTGTTCTCTAAACTGCCGTGGATGCCACCAGTGCCGAAGTCGAAACGGAAATCATCGACGATGACATTGAGGTTGTCAGCTTCTTTCCAACACATCCAGTGGCTATGTTGAACTTCGCCTTTCTTCTTCGCCTTCAACTCCACCTTCTCCACCCATCCAAGCGGGTGTTGTTGCTTGAAGTCGTCAATGTCTTCGAATGATGGCACTCGTGGAAACTTCTTGCGCTTCGTGTAAAGCTGCGCGTATTGCGCTACGTCACCGAGATCGGACTCGTCAATCTCAGAGAAGACGCCTTTTGTTTCGCTGATCTTTTGCTTTGCAAACCAATCGAACACAGCCTGAAACTCAGGGCGATGAAAGTCGTAATAATCAAAGAGACACTCCTTGACGTTGATGACTTTGCGCTTCGTCTGATTAATGCTGCGTCGACCTTTGTTGTCGTAGCTGTAGCAGCTACCCGGCAACTCTTCTTCAAGGCGCATGATGAAGTAGTCTTTGCCGATCTTCGTGTCGTTGTGATTGAGGAAGTTACGCCCATACTTCTGCGTCAACTCTTCACGAAACTTAAGCGCACTCTTGCTCTCGTTGTAGAAATCAAGCGTACGAATAACGTCGTGTTTGTTGTACGACAGCAGCGTGTCGATCTGCTCGTCAGACAACTGCGTGCCCACCTCGAACGGCAAGTCTTCGATGGTGTCGCTTCGCATATTAAACTGAAGCATCTTCAGCGAAGTGGCTCGTGCTTTGTTGTCGAAGTGATGGATTTTGTACAGATCAATCTGCGGCACATGCTCGTCGGCAGTGCGGATGATGTGCTCAAATTTCTCATCGCTGTTGATGAGTTCCATCGCTTTCTTATAGGCACGCACAGCCACGGCTTTGCCGCTCACCGTGACAGCCTTGTCACGTACGCTCAACAGATCATGAACGACAGGATAGTCAAAGCCAATATTATTAAAGCCGACCATACGGTGTCCATGTTCGCGCAGCTTGTCAAGAAACGAAAAAAGATCCGCAGCTTGATTCTTTCGTTGCGAGCATTCAAACTGTACAAACTCAGATTTGTCAGCGGCGAGCGCAACAAAGCTGAAGCAGTTTGGATAGGTTTCGATGTCATAGATGTAGTCCATCAGATGCTGCGAAAGATATCAAAGAGGTTGAGAAGGAAGTTGACGATGCTCATCAATAGTTCTGCCATTTAGTTGCTCCATGATGTTTTGTCGTTGAAGATCAGTTATTCTAGTCCACTGCACGATTTCGTCAACGGTGCGCTTACACCCGGTACAGATGCCGTTGTGCAAGCGACACACTCTGATGCAGGGCGTGATCAAAGTACATCGTCCTCGTCGTCATCGGGCGGCGGCGTGTACTCAAGCATACGTCCTGTCTCTTTGGTGTAGAGCAGCGAACACGCAGGCCCGGTCATGCCGCTGTAGCGATTCTTCAGCACACGCAGGTATGTGGTGTTGCGCTTGGTCATGTCTTCTTCCTGACCGTTGCGCTCTGCACCGAGAACAATGTCGCTAAGCTGAGCGATAGATCCGCTGCCACGAAGCTGTGCAAGCGATGTAGCTGCGCCTTCCTCGTGACCACGTCCATCGGGTCGCTTCAGGTGCGAAACGGCGAACAATGCGATGTTTGTTTCTTGCACCAACATGCGAAGCTTCGTCATGATCTCGTCGATGGCTTTGCGCTCGTCGCCATTCTCCTGCGCGGAGACGATGATCGATATGTGATCGACGAAGACATACTTGCAGTTGAGTGCCTTCGCCATGTAACGAACACGGTTGACGATGTTGTCTACGCTCGTGCTGCCGAAGTGGTCGAAGAGAAACAGTCGCCCTGTGCCGAGTGTGCGTTCGAATGCATCCTTGCGTTCTTCGTCACTTGCCACCGTGTCGGGCAGATGCAAAGGCTTGTTGGCAGCAAGCGACATGACAGACAAGCCCGTCTTGCGAATGCCTTCTTCAAGAAACATCAAGCCGATATTGTCATCGGTGTTGCAGAGAATGTGCCAAACAATTTCACGAAGTAGCTGCGACTTACCCAATCCGCTACCCGCAGTGACGGTGACAAGCTCACCGTGACGAATGCCATACGTCAACGCATTGAGTCCGTCCCACGGGTACATGCACTGTGCAGGCGCAGGAGGAGTCGACACCAAGTCCCACAAGTTATTACCGGCGACAATGCCGTCGGGGATGTAAGCTTCAGCACTCCACCACCGCTGCACGAAGATGGCTTCTTTATTTGCGGCAACGTAGTCGCATGCGTCCTTCATGTCGACGTCATGCTTATACACCTTCGCCTTGCTGCCGAAGAGTTCGGCAACTTCCTTCGCTGCCTTCTTTCCCGGCTCGTCGTTGTCGAAACAGACGACGATGTTCTCGAAGCTGTTGAGCCATTCGTATGCTGCGCGGCAGTCCTTCAACGCCCCTGTAGCACCGTTGCGGATGCTGACGCAGGGCCATTTGCTGCCGGTAGCTTGAAAGACCGCTAGAGCATCGAATTCGCCTTCGGTGATGGTGATGTACTTGCCACCGCTGCTGAAAAGCTGCTGACCAAACAGCGTCGACTTGCTCCAGTCGCCTTCAGTGGTGAATTTCTTCTCGTGTTTGTTACGTACTTTTGCGGCAACAAGCGTGCCGTTATCGTCGTAGTACGGGAAATAATAGTTGTTGCTGTCTGATGTTACACCGAAGCGTTCAGCCGTTGCTTTGGTGAGCCGTCGTGCGCTGACGGCAGGAGAGTCGTTGTCGTCGAAATGACTTTTAAAATTCATGTTCACTTTCTTTGATGAGGGTTTCGAATATTGAATGACAACATCGTCATCCGGCGGAGTGAAATGGTTACAGGAAAAGCAGTAGCTGCTGCCGTCTATATTAATAGATCGCGCATCACTACTGCCGCATTCGTCACAGGAAACGTGGGTTCGAAGAAATCCCATATCAAAGAACTTCTGCGTCTTTCTTTAGAATAAAGTTGAGACAGCGACATTCGTCGGGTTCACGCACCCAGTAATGATCTTGGTCTTCCGATTCGACAATGAAGACGTTGCCGATTTCTCGGTGATACCAAAACATACTATCGCTGCATTTCTTCACCGCTATCTGAACGATAGAGTTGGAGCACTGGTTGTGCCAAGAACTTGTCTCCATCGGAGCAAGGTTCGCTGCTTGCACAATTCTTTTTTCGATCCAGATGTTGACATTGTCTGCAATCGACTTCACCCGTTGTTTGAACCGTCTGATCATTTCGAAGAGCCTCCTTCAATGCGTCAATATGAAAGACACGGTCATTGCGTCGTCCACCAAACTCTAGAAAGTCTAGAACATTAATCACTGCGTCTCGTAGTTCACTCATGATGCCATCCTATAAAGTCCGATGTTAGCAAAGGCATAGCCTGCATAGCAAATGAACATTGCTGTGTTGCCTTTGTACAGTTGCTCAAGCGCCACCCAAAGGTAGATGACACCTGTTAGTGCAATGAGCCATCCACTCATATCAATCCCATAACGAACGGTAGTATTTTCCAAACAATCTCAGACCATTTGTAATGCGTTCTTCGTTTGCTTGTAAGCCTTCAGTGTCAACCTTCATTTGATTAAGCTGAACTCTGAGGCTTGCGTTGTCATCAACTTCGGAGTGATCATAGAACTTTGATTCACCTTCCAAGATTGCTTCGAATGTCCAAATCATTTCATCCAATACCCAATCCCATCGGGCAAAATGATTGTCGTCAATGTGATGTTCTGACGACGTTTCACTCGCTGAGCGGAGATGTTCCGGTACATCTTCATTGTCTACAAGTGGAGCACCATGCTTAGTTGCTTTGAGTTGTTTAAGCATTGGAGCAATGATCATCGTTAGCGTATGATCCATGTTCCAAGTATCCCAGTAGTCGATACGAATATCTACTTTGCGATCTCCGCTTTTTTTGAAACGTCCGATATATGCTTTCATTTCGTTATCCAAATAAGATGTTGGTTTCTGATGAGCGTTGTGGTCGCCGCTCATTCCTGCCCCCTTGCTCTGATGGCGGCGGCGCATTCACTGCTGGTGTGGTTGTGCATCAAATGCAGCCTACGTTCACCAACCTCATCACACACCTTCGCGCAGGCCTCACGTTCGGCAGCGAGCAGCGCGTTGACGCCCTCAAGCGTGAACAGGTATTCGACTTCGGCGTTCTGCTCCTGTACGGGCTTGCCGTGCTGGCGTGCC